CTAATGCCAAATCTTTACCGGATGATAATTACGCGGCATCGCGGAGACATCCGCCGCCATAAGCTGGGTGCGCATATTGTTAGTCCAGCCGCGCTTTGGCGCGCCCCAGAAGTACATTCCCCTCGGTACCAGGGATATAAAGGCATCGTTTCCCTGCAGGTGAAAACATTCCTGCAGAAACCACCCCACCGTCAGGCCGCCTGGTTCAACCCACCCGCGGGGATTAGGTAGCGACAGCGCCAGCTGGCCGTGCCCCATATGGCCGACAGGAGTCCAGTTCGCCCCACTATTATGGTGAGCATGGTTCGGATACCCCGGATCCAGCCACTTAACGCTGGTCAGCATCAGAAAATTCCAGCCAGAATCAAAAATTATTCCGCCGCCAGAATTAAACATCTGGATCCCGAATGCTGATCGTTCCGGTGGCGTCCAGATGTCATATATAAAATACTCAATATCTGCGATGTGTTTGTTCCACCATTTCATTACCCGCATATGCCGCCATATCACCGCTCCATGCCCCATGGAATCTGCCGTCTGGCTGGGATAAGCACATATGCGGGAATCCGAATTCACCGGGCGGAAAAAAACTAGCGGGCAATTAAATGCTGCCAAATCCATATAACAAAAACTAAAAGGCTCTGAGGATGAGCCTCTCGAAAAGTGGCTATTTTTGATAAGACCAGACGATCGCAAAACATAATTGACGTCCTGCTCACTGGCAATGGAAAGATCATGTTTATTAACCAGCTGGATACCGTAATTAGCCATAATAAACACCCCAGTGTAGGGTAAATCCCCCCTCGCAAAGGTGACCACCTAAATCGTCTGGATACCCCGACCTATCGCTACAGACATGGATAAAATCGGGGCCAATATTGATAACCGGTGGCCGGAATGAAAATACCAGGCCCTTTGGCACAACGACATGATTCATGAGCGTACAGTAGGCAAAGGGTGTTCCTCCGTTAAAGTGAATCCCGTGGATCCTTTCATTAATGGCCTCGCGACGTACAGGAAAGTCGCGCCACCCCAGCTGGCGCGACATAATCACATTATGGTCAAAACGCAAATTCCCTCGCTCATCAAAAACCTGCCACCCATAAGTCATTTACAAACGCCCCACTTTGAACCTGACGACGTTATTCGCATCAGTAAATAACAGGTTATTGTCATTTTTACTCAGCCGCCAACCGCCACCGGCGCCATATCCGGTTGACTGAAGTGAGCCTGATATTTTGCCACTGTCGATAGTGCCATCCTCGATCCTGGCTTTATCAATAAACATTTCATTTCCTTTAGCTATCATCACCGGTACGGATTTTTTGCTGGCACGGTTATAGAGCGCAAAGCTCTCTGCATACATCACCAGGCTACTGGTTTCACCATCGCTACCCAGAACAATACCGGCCCCCACTTTTTTGCCGTTATCGGTTTCCACTTTAATGGAATACAGTGCACTGAGCTGGCCATCCAGACCGGCTACTGTTTTTCCCTGGGTTTGCAGGGTTGATGACATATCGCCAACGGTTGTACTGAGGCTGGTCAGGGAGCGTGTCGCCAGCGTTATTTGTCCTTCTGCCTGCGTCAGTCGGGTGGTCAATGAACGCACTGCACTGCTATCAGCCTTACCGGCTACCGAATTTTGCAGACTGGTTATCTGCTGGCCTTGTGCTGTGGTTTTCCCTTCCGCACTGGTTACTCTGGCGGTCAGGCTGGTGAGTGCCCTGGCGGCTGCATCTGCCCCTTCCTGCGCGGCATGGGCATCAGTGATGTCCGTGATCACCACATCATCGATAAACAGCTCATAGCCTGGTGTGCCGTTCCCGTTAGCTCCCCGGGTGGACACCCAGACCACCCCGCGGGTTTTCCCGGCGCCCGGCAGGCGCAGTTTGCCCGTGAATTTCACCCATTGGTCCCGCGCGCCCAGGGTTGCCTCCGTAATACGGATGGCACTCTGCCAGGAATTCTTTCCGGCCACATCCTTTACCCACAAACCAACGATTGTCTGCCAGCCCGGCGAGGGCGATTCGCTTTCCGGCATCATGGCCCAGAGCTCGAAGGTATAAACCGCCCGCTCCCGCACGTTTGACCAAGGGCCCAGAGCCTTATCACTGTTTCCGAGCTCTCCGGGGCTACGCCTCAGGCACAGGCTCCGGCTGCCAGTAAATTTACTGCTGTCCACCACAAAGGCACTGGCGCCACCGAGGCGCTCACCAACGGCATAGCTTTCCAGGGAGCCGTCAAACCAGGGATTAGAAATCTGGTTACGCAGGGTGTTTACCCGGCTTGTCAGCGTGGTGACACTTTGCGACTGGGAGATCAGTGCATCTTCTGTTTTGTTTATCCGGCTGGTCAATGTGTTTACCGCCGCGCTGTCGGCCTTTTCAGTAAGTGATTTATTCACAGAGGATAAGCCGTTTTTTAACGCAGTGATCGCTGTCCCCTGGCTTGTCAGCCGGTTCCCCTGCTGGATAACCGTGTTATTTAGCGTTGAGATGGCCGCAGCATTAGCGCTGGATTTCATCATGGCACCGGATGCCGTGCCCAGGCCCGCCATGACGCCATTAATGAAGACTACCGATGTTGAAACGATAGCTTCGGCGCTGTTACCTCCGGGCGCCGATACCTCCAGCCCACCACCAGCTTTTAACCCTTTGCGCCCCAGCAGAATATAAGCTCCGCGAAAAGGTAATGTGTTAATCACTTCGGATGTCCCGCCCAGAGTCATTAGCGCATCGCGAATGATCTCCCGGGATCGGGATGGTTCATCGTGGGTCAGTACACAGATCCAGCTCCCGTTATCGAGCGCTGCGATATCCGTTACCATTTTTTCCGCCGCTGTTTTACTCCCGTAAACGTCATATTTTGTTGCTGAATCTACACGGGTCGAGCCATCACTCTGCGGCCTGAACGTAATCAGGTTATAACTGCGCCCCGGGGCAAACAGCCGTTTGCCACTCTCATCATATAAACCGGTAACAGCACTGGAGCCATTCCCTCTGGCAGTCACGGTAAACACGGTCCGGCGATTTAAAGACGCCTGCAACTGTGTAGACCGGGAATTTACCGCCACAATGTCGTTCTGATGCTGAACAACGGTATTTGTCAGAGAATCCAGCGCCCGGGCAGCCCCATCCGCAACGCCTTTCGTGGTAGATAACTCATTCTCCAGACGGGTTATCTGCTGGCCTTGTGCCGTGGTTTTCCCTTCCGCACTGGTTACTCTGGCGGTCAGGCTGGTGAGTGCCCTGGCGGCTGCATCTGCCCCTTCCTGCGCGGCATGGGCATCAGTGATGTCCGTGATCACCACATCATCGATAAACAGCTCATAGCCTGGTGTGCCGTTCCCGTTAGCTCCCCGGGTGGATACCCAGACCACCCCGCGGGTTTTCCCGGCGCCTGGCAGGCGCAGTTTGCCCGTGAATTTCACCCATTGGTCCCGCGCGCCCAGGGTTGCCTCCGTAATACGGATGGCACTCTGCCAGGAATTCTTTCCGGCCATATCCTTTACCCACAAGCCAACGATTGTCTGCCAGCCCGGCGAGGGTGATTCGCTTTCCGGCATCATGGCCCAGAGCTCGAAGGTATAAACCGCCCGTTCCCGCACGTTTGACCAGGGGCCCAGAGCCTTATCACTGTTTCCGCGCTCTCCGGGGCTACGCCTCAGGCACAGGCTCCGGCTGCCAGTAAATTTACGGCTGTCCACCACAAAGGCACTGGCGCCACCGAGGCGCTCACCAGCGGCATAGCTTTCCAGGGAGCCGTCAAACCAGGGATTGGAGATCTGATGACGTAATGTGTTGATTCGGCTGTTCAGTGTGGTGAGATCCTGAGACTGAGAAGTTAGCGTATTTTCCGCCCGGGTAACACGATTGTTCAGCGCAATCACGGCGGTACTGTCAGCTTTTTTATTCAGATCCTGGCGCGTTCCCTGTAACCCATTATCCAGAGTAGTAATCGCAGCCCCCTGGCTGGCCTGGGTTTTACCATGCTGTTCGGTTAACGACTGCAGCCTGTTAATAGCGCGGGCATTCACAACATTACCGGACTCGGTCTTCCCTACCCGGTTAGTTAGTGCCGTCAGTGCCTCACCCTGTGCCGCAATAGATCCAGCCTGCTGCCCGACAGCCTGGGTAAGGGACTGAAGTGCCGTACTGTCGGCTTTTTTACCCAGCCGGGTTTCCAGGTGGCTCAGTTTGCTGGCATGCGCTTTTTGTTCTGAGGTCAGAGAGCTCAGAGACTGCGTAACCGTCGCCTGGTTTTCATCAAACAGGGTTTGCAGTGACCTTCTGGCGCTCGCCTCAGCTTTGTCCGCAGTGATCCGGGCATTCATCTCCTGAAACAAGAGGCCTGATTTCAGGTCCGCCAGGTGATGGCTCTCTGAATTTCCCCGTACCTGAGTCGCAAGTGTCTGCCGGTTCACAGCCTCTGCTGCATCGGCCCGGGTTCGGGCCTGCTTCTCCTCCTGCAACGCAGCAACACCCGCACCGGGGGTTGGCCTGCCGACAGCAACCCAGTCGATAAGAAAATAATCCCGTTCATTCTGGCCAGCCGCCAGATCCAGCCTGAAACGGCGAATGCTCTCTGACGGATTCCATGGAATATCCTGTATGGTCAGGGTGGCCACACCGTCCGGATCATACTCCGGCTCTTTGAACACCAATGCCCGGTGGGCAGACCACCCCGTTTCACCGACACCAATCCACCACAATTTCCCGCGCCATACAGGCATTCCGTTACGCTTAATACGCAACTTAATAAACCGGTAAGCGCTGGCGTCAACAGCCATATGATTTGGTGATCGGGCAGAAGATTGGGTGTTTTTCGCCCGTAGCCAGCCATCATCTGTAACGGTCATAGGAATGCGGCTGGCGTCATCCTCTGTCCAGCCATCTGGCCCGGTATCGAAATACCAGATTTTCAGACTATCGAACTGCTCACCCGTGCCCGCCGCAATCTGCGCCATCTGTCCGGCCAGTGACGAATTAACATCCTGAATCAGGTTACGGGTTTCCCGGAATGCCGCCTCACGAGCGGCCTTCTCTGCCAGAAGCTGATCTGCCGCCTCCGATGCCATCAGCCGGATTGACTGGATACGATCGGCGCTCTCTTTGAGAACGGCTGCTGTCCAGCCTGCCTGACTCTGTGCCAGTGACTGGCTGAGACTGTTACCCGTCAGCTTTACCTGCTGACTGAGCTTATCGTCACCGGCGATGCGTTGCTTGTCGGCTGTTTCAATGCGCTGCCCCAGAGCCTGAGACACCTCGCTGACCTGCTGATCAATGTCACTTCGCAGGGCGTCGGCCTCTTCACTCAGAGCCTGATGAACCTCCCGGATATCACGCTGGCTCTCCTGCCAGGCGGGCGTATCACGCATAGCCTCAGTGAGCTGGTTGTAATAATCTCCCACCTTATCGCTGGCCATGCCCATCACCCATTCGGTCCAGGGACTTTTGTTGCCCAGACGATCCACGATCCGTGCCTGGTACCAGAATACGGCGGCGATTTGCAGGCCCATCTGCTGATACCGCTGCCCCGGGTAGGCCACACTGGACAGAATCCGGGGATTGCGGCCATCCCGGTTAGCACTGTACTGCAGTTCCGTATGCTGGGTATCTTCGGCGCCTGGGGGAAATGCCCAGGTCAGTTCGACGCCATGGAGCAATGATGTTGTCGTCAGGGCCAGGGGCATGGCGGGCGCCCCTTCCTTCCCCTCCAGGGTCTGTAACGCAGAATATCCCCAGCTACTGGACACATCAGCGGCATTAATGGCCCGGACGCGGACCTGATACTGCCCCCCATAAATACCGGTGACATCAAATGACGTGGTCGTGGTCCGGGGCACATGGTTCCAGTTGCCGTGATTACGGCGCCACTGAACCTGGTAGACAATGGCATTTTCCACTGCCCCCCAGGACACCCGCATGGTGGCCACGCGGATCCCCTGCTGCACCACGGAATCGGCGGTTATGGTTATCTTGTCCGGTGCGCGCTGGTTTGACGGCGGGATAACGCTGACGGGACGTTGTTCAATAACCGCACCGCTATCGATACGGGCGAATTTATCCGGGTCATGGGAGGCGGCCACAATGGTGAACGAGGCATCATCGTTTTCTTTTACGCCGGTCACGCGGTATTGCTGTACCCGGAGATCATCAAATTCCAGCGCCCATACGGATTCCTTTTGTGGCACCTCACCATAGGCCGTCGTGACCGTGACCTGCTGGCCGCTGATCGCTTTAATGGTGCGGCTCTGGGTTACGCCTGACGGTAAATTAACCAGCAGCCGGTCACCGGGCCCGGCCGCAGTTTTACGGTCAAGGGTAATAACCCGGCCGTCCACCGCACAGATGCGTCCGCCATTCACTTTCCCGGCCAGCATTTCATCGGCCACCCCGATGATGTAACCCGGCTGCGGAATATTGCCATCGAGACCTACGGAAAACGTCACCAGGCGATCTTTGTTATTGGTGAGGATCCCCCATCGACCTTTGCGGTTTGCCTCCGACTGGCGAGTACAGCCGATGGCCGTCAGCTCGAGCTGGTTAAAACCATAGCGGGCCACCAGGTCACGCTCAAATACCGGCTCCGTGGCATCCGTGTAGGCGTTGTCCGGATCGGACCACGACACCAGCGCATTGGTATAACGAACCTTACTGGTAGTGCCGGAATAGCGAAACTCGCCATTGATAACATTCGCCCTGGTATAGGTGTAATCAATATCCCGGGGCATATCAGCCAGGGTGACAATTTGATCCCCGCTCCAGCAGGTCAGGCCGCGGTAGATGGCGGCGAAGTCCCGCAGAACACTGTAAGCATCAGCCCGATCCTGAATATAGACATTACAGATATAACGCGGCTCGGTTCCGGCACCGCCTTTACCATCCGGAACCGGCTGATCGCAGTAACGGGCGATGTTATACAGGCTCCATTTATCGATATTGGCGGCCGATAAACGGTGACCCAGGCCAAACCGGTCACTGACAACCAGATCGTAAAATACCCACGCAGGGTTATCCGTCCATGCCCATTTGAAGAGCCCCTGCCAGAGACCGCTATATTGCCGGGTTTCCGGATCGTAGTTGTCAGGGACGCGGATCACCCGGCCGCGGGGTTCACAGGCAATCTGGGGAATCGAGCCATTAAATTGGCTGGAATCAAACTCTATATACAGCAGTGCCGTATTGGGATAGCGCAGTTTGGCATCGATGACTTCGGTATAACTTTGCAGGGTCATCCCGTCACCAATTTTGGCACTGTTGGCATCGGGGGTGATTTTGCGTAACCGCAGAGTCCATGTTGTGCCAGCGGGCGGGAGATCAATTCGGTGGCTGCGTTCATAACCCGATGTAGTTTTCCCCGTAACAGCAGCATTCAGTACTGTTATCCAGGTGCCACCATCTGTCTGTAGATCGACAGCATAAGCAACAGAATTACCCACCAGATCACCGTTACTTTCCTGCTTATACAGGGATGGCCACTTTAACCGCAGGCGGATCGCCGATAGCTGAGTGTTGGTAAAGGTATGGGTCCAGGCTGTCTCATCAGATACCGCAGTGCCTACAGATATTTCATTTTCCGTCCCTGGAATTCCCGGGATATGAGTCTGCATCTGCGTGCCGGGCCTGAAATCCCACACAACACCAGTAAAGTTTTCCGTGCCGTCGGCATTTTGCAGCGGCGTGCCGTTCAGATAGATATCCCTTCCGCTCAGACCACCAGCGAATTCACCTTCCCCCAGCGCCAGCAGGATTTTGGCTTTGGCTACAGATTGCAGGTCATCCGGATGTTCCGACGGTGTACGGGATTTGGATTGCCCGCCTTTGTGCCCGGTTATTAATTTCGCCATATTGCACCCATAAAAAAACCGCCCTCAGGCGGTTAATTGAAAATGGTCTGGTTTACTGCTGATCTTCGACATAAATCCCGGCGGAAATAATCGCCCCGCCAATCCGCCGCTGGCCATACATTAGCGGCACCGGGTATCCCTGAGAGATGGTATTCGTTACGCCGCCGAAGGCATAGCTGGCCTGGTTTTCCGTCGCCTGTTTACGGGCCAGCCCTCCGGCCTGTGGCGAAAGCATCTGGATAACACCGCCCAGCGCAACCGATGCCCCCAGTTTCATTATCGGCACACCTATGGCACCGCCGCCGAAATAGGTAATGACTCCACCAGCGACCACCAGTACGGCGCCCAGGATAGTCTGGAGTACACCAGCTCTTTTGCTGCCAATTATCACAGGAGCGATCCTGATGGCCTCTTCGCTGTGATCCATTCCCAGCTCCTCCGCGACAAGGTTTCGTTTGCCGCTAAATACAGCGTAAGTCAGGCCACGCTGCTGGCTGGTATTTAAGAAACGTTCAAAACCCGGCAGCAGGATATTCAGAGCCCGGATGGCTTCACTGGCGGACGATACGGCCAGCCGGAACTCCCGGCCAAAGGTTGCGCCTAATATGCCGTACAATCTGATAGTGCGCAGCTTATCGCAGGACGGAGATGTGGGCATATTTCCCCCAATGAAAAACCCGCAGAGGCGAGTTGGTAAATACAGTTCAGAACGAGACTCACATACTGACAGCGTAAAAGTGCTCCCTACCGTCATGATGGCTTTCAGTGATTATTACCACTTTTCCCTCCTTTTAATCTGGCAATATTTTTCTCGATCAAATATTCGAACCTATTTGAATATTCAATGCCGTGAACGGACTTTATTTTTTCTAACTCAGGATGATACGAAACAAGGATTGCCAGGGGAGTATGTTCAGCCATACCATCCAGCATTAGTCGTGATAATGCATCGAGATTTTCAGTATTAACATCACCGTTCCTGTCAATAATATTTAAAACGTCGACACCATGAATCAATACCTGCCGCCTGCTTTTGTCCAGATTGTGCCCACAGTGCTTACAAACAACTGCCGTAGCCTTTACCTTCTCTACACATGCCGGACAAATCTCCACACCACGATATGAATTTCCGATAAAAATTGCTGCTATGTATGCCAGAACCCCAATGATCAATAAGGTACATCCAACGATAATGAAGATTTGCCGCTGCGCAATAAGCCCAATGTTATTGACCGATCGCCCCAACGCTGTATAGACAGTTACATCCATATTTAACGAATAGATTAAAGCAATAATAGATATCGATATTATTAGAATTGATATTGTTTTTATCATTACGAATTCCTTTCCAGATAAATAGAACAAACGTTTATCATATGAAAAAGAATTTAGCATCAATAAAGCATAAACAAGAACTTCATTTCAAATTAATAACTCACGTGGTTCATTAGCACTAATTAATAACAACGCGCTGATATATCATATAATTATCAATGAAAACACGTGAATTTAACTGTTGGCAGTGAAAACAAAAAAACAAATGTCATTAACTAAAAAAATGAAATTCAAAAAAATTTATTAATCCACCATCTAACTCAGCGCCATCATATAATTAACATTAAAAAAACCACTAATAAATCCCCATAATCATAAAAAGTAAAAATGCGAACACATTTTTGCTGGCAATTATCACAGGAGCGATTCTGATGGCCTCTTCTCTGTGATCCATTCCCAGCTCCTCCGCGGCGAGGTTTCGTTTGCCGCTAAATACAGCGTAAGTCAGGCCACGCTGCTGACTGGTATTTAAGAAACGTTCAAAACCCGGCAGCAGGATATTCAGAGCCCGGATGGCTTCACTGGCGGACGATACGGCCAGCCAGAACTCCCGGCCAAAGGTTGCGCCTAATATGCCGTACAACCTGATGGTGTGCAGCGTATCGCAGGGCGGAGATACGGGCATATTTCCCCCAATAAAAACCGCAGGGTCTAGTTGGGATTGATTATCATTTATGTTAGTTATGTACCAAAAGCAGTCGCTGCTAACTTTGTCCCATATTCATCAATGGGCGCAGGTCAATCTATACGCTAATTGTTTTGCACTTAAGTTATGAATTATAGTACCTATAGTGAAATTAAGTACTTTTGTCCTAAGGAAGCAAAGTTGTGAAAGATTTTTCAAAATACTCAAAAGCGTTAGGGATGGCTAAGTTCTATGTTTATGCATTTTATGATACTGAAGACGCCGCTAAAAAGCCGTTTTATATAGGCAAAGGCAAGTCAGAACGCTGTCTTGATCATATAAAGTATAATGATGGCTCTCCGAAATCAGAACGAATTAATCATCTGTTAAAAAAAGGAAATCTGGGTATCGATATATTACGCCATGGCATGGATGAGGCAACCGCGAAGCTTGTTGAAGCAACATGTATTGATCTCTTAGGTGTCGGAGAACTGACCAACAAAGTACGAGGAAGCAGCTCCCTTATGGGGCGAATCACGCTGGATGAACTAAACTATCTCCTCCTTAAGCAAAAAACGGAAATCGCACCTGAACATGCAGGGCTCGCTTTTTTACTAAACAGCACCTACAAGTCCGGCATGAGTGCACTTGAATTATATGAAGCTACGCGTGGCGTCTGGGCAAAAGTACCAAAAGATGAAAACCTAAAATTTGCATACGCCACCTACGGCGGTTTGGTGATGGAAGTTTACGAGATACAGTGCTGGATAAAGGCAGGCTCTCAGCAGTACTTTACCCGGGAACTGATCATCCCCCCCGAAACTAACCGTTCAGAGTTTGTTGGACGAATCGCATCACCAGAAGTCAGAAAATTATATGTAGGCAAGCTAATCAAAAAATCGCGCAGTCATGGTAGCCCTTTCGTAAAAGTCGGGCTGGAGTAATAAACTGACCTGCTCCCCGTTGATTAATACACCTCAATGCTAGTCATGTTGTTGAGGCTGCTAATATCCGCACCTCGCTCTAAGCAGTCACACAATGAGATCATTTCTCAGGAGAGTGCTCCCCCTCCGCTAAATCGCAGGGGGGATTGTGGCTATCCACTTATTTCATTCACATCGCCAGGCGCATAAGTCCTGCTACCTCGAACTCAGCCAGGCATGGCTTTCCTACCGGCGACGTCAGTAACTTACGGAACTCAACCTCCATATCAGCAGCAATAGTATCGAATTCACTACAGCCGCAAATAACATGCCTAAGTAAGTCCTTTCAAACTTTTTGCTCCTACCTGTAAGGGTGTCCGTTTTGCGTACCTCCTTTTCATCCAGAATTTCAGCGCCTACGCGACGTGACTCGTCTAATCTTATTGCCTGTTACGTCAGGTTGTTTAGCAGCGTCTCCGGCCGTATAGAGTATTGCTCTTCAATAGCCAGGAGTGGGATAGTATTAAAACCGACCAACGGATTAATCAGGGATGCAGCCAGCGTCTGGTGCGCTAGCGGATCAAGTCATGGTTACAGTGTCATTATTTCATGAGCACTGATGATTTTCTTTTCCAGTGCCTGTGCTTTCAGTTGTTCGGCTTTTGCCAGGCAATATTCCGTAATGCCGGAGTCATTTTTTGGCATTACCGGGAGAGTCTGCATATCCTCCAGCTTATCAACCAGAGCACGGCGTATAGACTTTGACTCCCGGGTCGCAACGCGAAGAGCTTGTTTAATGTTCATCTCAATTACCTCTGCCGGACACCCGCCGTGGGAGCCCGAGGGCTTTACACTTTTTGTGTAAAAATCCCCATCAAGTTCATTGGTCGATTTTTCAATAAAATTGTTATTGCATATTTCCGATTTATCGCACTGTCTCCGTGCGGCATCAACTATTTACAGAAATTTTAATTATCTGAGAAAAACCCGCAAAAGCGGGTTTTTCTGCCTATCAAAATAAAGCCTTAAGCCATTTCAGGGAACAACTCTTCAACTTTATTTTCTACGGTATCTGCAACTGATTTCGTTTTGTCTTTTGCATTCAAAATAGAGATCGTCTCACGATATTCAGGTGCAAGTGCGTACTCTGTAAATGACGCATCAAAACCAAGCGACTTAACCTTGCTCTCAATATCTGATAGATTAACATTAAAAAACTCCTTACGATTATTCACCATATTTACCCGGTATGCAGAAAACTCATTATGTAGACTGCTTTCAAGTGCTGGTGCATCATCGGAGTAAATTAATGCATGAATATCAAACTTAAACGGTACTGATGCAGATCCCAGTTCATTAACCCGGTCTTCAGGTTCAAGCCGTCTGGTTAAACCAATTTTATAGACATTCTCGCCAAACGCTCCAATATTAGAAATTACATAGACATGGCCGCTGCGGGTTAACTGAGCCTGAGATTTTGCACGCTCAGATAAAGCCCTTGCCTCTTCAACCTGAAGCTCCAGGTCAGCAATTTTAGCTTCGATACGAGATTTTTCTTCAGCATTTGCCTTCTCAAGCTCTTTTTTTGCCCTTTCCATTGCCTTCTGGAAGTCCCGCTCTGCCTTTTGTTCATCGCGAATAGCTTTATCGTATTCACGCTGTGCCTTCTCTTCCTCTCGTTGCAATTCACGCTCTTCTCTGAGAATATCTTTCTCTTCCTGAATCTTAAGTTCTTTTTCGTGACAAAGCAGTAATTCTTCCAGCCGTAAATTCAGATAATCATACGTGATACTTATATTCATTGATTGTCCAAATTTATTGAGGGCATCAAAAGCACTTTCAATACGTTTTTTCAGTTGTTCAACATTGCCTGCTTTAATTTTACCAATAGCAGCATCACATTCGCTATTGAATGCTCTGATGAGCAATTTCACATAACGCTTGATCATTTTTTTACCTTCTGCTTTGCTACCATTCACTTCCCAACTGGTATTAAAGTCACAGGCAACATCTTTTCGAATTAGACTCTTTTGCTTTTCTTTATTGTAGATAATGGCTTCCTGGAAGGCTTTCGAATCATGATAGTCGAAACGCGGTTTGTACATGCCATAATCAATCATATCAACAGAATCACTAACTTCCGCGAGTTTTACAGAAAGCCCCAACAATAACTGCCGCTTTTCATTATACGATTGTTTTAATTCAGTCAGTTCTTGTTCCTGAGACGCAATAAGTTCCCTGGATGCTTTTTCTCTTCGTTGTATATCTGCATACTTATCTTTAACTTCTTTATCTATTGCCTGGCGCTTTTTATTAACTTCACTATCTATCTCATTTCGTTTATCTTTCACTTCTTTATCAATAGCATTACGGCTGGACTTTTCCTCATCATCCATAGCCTTTTTCATTTTTCGTGCTTCTTCTTCAAGATCAACAATCTTGCTGTAACGTAAAAGATCGCTTGCATGCTTTTTCTTCAACAAAATATGCATCACAATCATAACAACGAATAAAACAGCAAGAACACCTGCTGTTATTGTTAGTCCCAGGAGCATTTAAAAATCCTCTTCCCTTAAAAAAGTAAGAGAATAGTACCAAATGTTGCCATATTTATCATGGTGATATGTTCATGTACTCTTACCCTGAAAAACACCATCATACCGCACCACCTTCATCGTTCTGTCCCGCCAGTATCCGCCATAGGGCACCTGCTGGCTCAGATGGCCATACAGATGATGCAGCAACATATTCCCCTCCAGCAGGATCCCGGCGTGGTTCCACTTGTTCGCCTGAACCTGCATCAGCACCACATCCCCGGGCCGGGGCGCACCACTAAACTCCCGAAAACCGCACTCATACCAGCAGTCCTGATAAAAATTATCCGGGTACGCATCTTCCCACCAGGGGTAATCAACCCGGTAATCAGGTAGCTCAATGCCGTGGTGCTGGCGGTAATAATCCATCACCAGCCCCCAGCAGTCGTAATGACCCAGCACAAATGGCCTGCCGATTAATGGCAACTGCCCCCTGGGGGTGATGGTGCGGATATCGCCATCGGGCCAGCTGATGATATGCCAGGGTAGCAAGCTGGTATCGCACTGGGCCTTATCCAGTTCGCTCGGCTGACTGGTTGCATCGGGATGGCTGTGAACAATTCCAGTGATGGTGCCCCACGCTTCCACTTCCGCATAGTCCTCTGGCGCCAGAATAAAGTGTTCCGCAGGATCGGCTGCCAGATTACGACACGGAAAATAACGTTCTGAACGTCTGCTGCCGGCAATCAGTCCGCAGCACTCTCTGGGGTATTCTGCCGCGGCATGGGCCTTAATGGCCCGGATGGTTCGCTGGTACATTTCACCCCCTCAGTAGTGAAGTTCCCGGGAAGCCGCCGAAGGGTAACGCATTGTTCTCGCCGTGGCGTAACTTGCAGGCCGTAAGGGTGCCGTTGCAGACATCTCTGGCGGGATCATCAACCGGGTTATTGTTTATGTCAAAGCACCGGGCTCCGGCGTAGTCACAGCCATCGCCGGTACGGTACTGATTTCTGATACACCATGTACAGAGGGAATGGAGCTGGCGAGTCGGGATCATCAGCCCCTGGAGATCCATCGGGCTACTGAGGGTAAACTCCACTACCTCGCTGGTTTCACCGCTCTTGGTATCGATAAAGTAGAACCGGCATTTCTCCTGGGTCGGGTCTGCCCCCGGATTACCTTCAGGAAAATTGCGGGCATCCAGATACCGGGTCAGGGTGTCGTGGATGGTCACTTTCGCCTGCAGAAGGTCATCGTAATGGAGGCAAAGGGCCGTAATGGAGTTATCAATATTCGCGACCTTCAGTATTGGTTGTGCATCACTGCCGACTGTTGATACCTCAATACCGGTTATCTCACAGGGCCAGGCCCGGTATTCATTGCCCTGCCACCAGATAGATTTTGCCGGTAAACGGTTTACATCACCGCCAGCGGCCTCAATCTCCGCTGCCGTATGGGCCAGTTTATAGCCATGAAAATAGAGAACATCGTCCATGCCGAAGGTGCTGCCGTCGATTTCTAACAGCCTGACTTCATCACCCGGCTCCAGTTTCTGGTAGTCAGCTGTGATCATGGTTTAAACGCCTGTTCAAAGGTTGCCGAAAGGGAATAATTCCCGCCGCCCAGGGGGACAGGCTTATAGTGCTCGCAGCGATACAATCCGGCGGCCTCCAGTGGCGGAGTCCACTGAAATGCCCTTACCCCCTGATGCCGGTCCAGAAAACGTTTAATAGCGCCGATGTACTCCCCGGTGCCGGTAAAATTCACATCCCACTCCTGGATCCGGCAATTGAGGCCGTCACCCGAAAACTGCGCGTAGCCGTCACCAAACTGAGATTTTCTGACCCGGAAACTGACGGTCTGGGTCGGCATTACCCTGGGGCTCCAGGTGAATATTTCTATCGTCATTTACCGTCCTTTGACCGCGTTCCAGATGGCACCGCCGGGGCGCATATCCGCAGCCAGTAGTTGCTGATATTTCTCCTCAACAAATTTCCCAACCTGCTGACCAAATTGCTGATACCCAGCCGGCCCCCGGGATGAGACATTGTCGTTACCTTCAATGGTGATATACACCTGCGGTGGCGAAGCTGAAGCCCCGGACGGAGCACCAACGGCCCGAACACCGAGTGAACCGTCTGGCCCCCGGGATAAGGGCATAATCGCCTCAGGACCATTCTCCGCAAAGACCCCGGCCCCTTTGGCGAAAGCAAAGAACTGCGGTGAATCATAGATAGCATTACTGTATGCGCTAAGTGACGGGGAGTCGTATACCCCCCCTTTGGCATTAAACTGAAAGGTCGATGCGTAGGACTGAAGCGCCGTTCCGGCACTGGCTGACGCAGATGCAGATGCAGCGCCACCAGCAGCACCAATCCCAGCCCCGACAGCGCCCATAATGGACTGAAGAACGGTACTGGTGACGACGGCCTGGACAGCCATATCAACCAGATTTTTAATCACCGCCTGGCTCAGGGAGGCAAACAGGCCAACCATACTCTCCTTAAAGGTCTGCGTTCTCATCAGCAAACCGGTAAGCATATTGGTGGCCCGCTCCTGAGTCGTTTCAATGAGCCCGATAGCAAGATTGCTCAGTTCCCCCTGGGATCGGTACAGTCCCAGCGCCGTCTGGTATTGGGCATCTGCAGACTCTTTTGTAGCCTGCTGCAATAACATTTCATAGCGTTCTTTATTCAGGTGCCCGGCCTGATAATAAGCCTGCAGCAACGCCCGGCGCTGATTCAGTTGATTATCCAGTTGGGCAAGTGAGTCGACATCAGCGGCAATAATCAGGCCGGGTGCCGATACGGAGTCCGCAAGAGCATGGAGCATTTCCCGGGTGGTATTATGAGCCAGCGTGACCCTGGCCGCCTGATACTCGCGTTCAGTCAGCAGCCGGGCATTCAGCAGGGATTCAAGCTCCCGCGACGCGTGCTGCTCTTTGATGACGGCGTCTCTGGCCGGGGAATATTGCCCGGCCAGAGCCATGCGCTGGGCCTGATAATTCTCTGCGCTCCACAGCAAGGTACGCTGCAGCTCGGTGGCACTGACCCCCTCTTTTCGGGCCGCCTCCGTAAGTTGCCGGTGACTTTCCTGCTCCTGCAGATTGATACGATCCAGGCTTGAGCCATGTGCCTCTTCGATGGCCCGGCGTAACTGTCGGTACTGATTTACTGCACTTTTGGCGCCTTTACCGCTACTCTCTTCTCCGGACCAGGGATTATCGGGTTTGCCAGTATTCAGCGCTTCCGGCCGCTCAGTTGCGCCTTTCACATCACTGGCAAAACTGGTTATCCGGCTGGTGAGGCCCAACCGGGCCAGAGAACGGACATTACCCACGCGCTTAATATTCTCTTCGGTCTTATTTAATCCTTCATTGATGGCCTCAAGTTCAGCCCTGGCACGCATCTGTCCCCGCCTGACCCCGGGTAACTGACCAAATGGATCAAAGCCGTCGAGGCTGCCAATTAGGGTGTCGGCATCCTGGATTTGCTTTATCAGTTTATTACGCTGGATAAGCTGATTCTTGTGCTGCTCTTCCAGATCCAGCTGTTTCACATTGAGCTGATTAAGGGAGAGCTGCATTAAAGCATCACTGGTTTCAAGGACGGCATCTTTTAGCGTAATGGCCGATTCTTTCGCTTCTTTAGCTTTATTGTGAAAGTAAAACAGCGCTGATGCGGCCAGTGCAGCGGCGCCCAAAGGCCCGCCCACCAGCGCCAGAGCCCCCCGGGAGAGACCAGCCGCTACAGATACCGCCCTGGCGGACAGGGATAACCGACGATTGGCTGCCGCCAGCTGAACCTTCGCCTGGGTAGCAAGATGGGTCTGGGCCGTTTCTTCCCGGATCAGACGGTTAAATTCATTTTTGTAATTAACAGCCAGACCATGCTGTTTCGCAGATCGCTCCATCTGGCGGTAATAGCCAAACTCTGCATCATTTCGTTTCAGTGTGGCCGTCGCGGATGCCAGACGCATCCTGGCACTATCCGCATCAGCCCGGGCCGCGGCCCTGACGGCCACCTCATTCTCTTTCCAGTCCCGGATATTACTGCGGATCCCTGCCGTCAGTTTAGTAGTCAGTACCGGTATCAGGGTATACAGAGCCACACTGGCTACGGTGTTAAAGTTACTGCTCAGCCCATTAATGGCTTCCGTCGCATGCTGGATCCCACTTCGTAACGGGCCGCTGCTGCTTTGGCCAATTTTAATCACCAGCCCTTCGAAAGCACTCGATAATCCCAGCAGATCGCCGTTAAGGTTATTCACCCTGACAGACGCCTGCTCGTGGGCTGTTTTGGTCCCCGTCAGGGCTATGCTCAGCTCATCCAGCCGGGCCTGGTTCTGAATCAGAATGGATGCGGCGCTGAGGTTTTCCGCCCGGAACAGCTTTACCGCCTGGGCGGTGGAAAGGTTTCGGTTCGCCAGACTGGCAAGGGCCTGGCTCAGACCAACCACAGAGGGTTTCAGGCTTTTATCGGTGCCTTTTTCCAGCGCCAGAATCACATTCCGTAGCGCAGTACCGGACTCCGAGCCTTTAATCTCCCGCGCCGCCAGAACCTGAATAGCCGCATTCAGCTGTTCAAATCCGATACCTGCCTGGGCCGCCACGACACCGCTGTTTTTTATGGCCAGGGTCGTATCGGCAATTTCCGACGCCCCATATTTAGCCCCCGCCGCCAGCACATTGATATAGCGATCCGCTTGTTGCGAGCTGGCGCCGAACTGATTAAGGGAAAGCGCCAGTGCCCGGGTCGCGTCCGGCAATGTCGTCCCCGCCGCCTGCGCCAGAACCAGAGCGCTGGCCGTTGCCTGCTGGAGTCCGTCAGCGGTTTTCAGTAATTCCGGCCTGGCCGAGGCCATTAATTTCAGTGCCTCGGCAGCCTGGCTGGCACTGTACTCCGTTGCGGCCCCCATCTGCCGGGCAGCGGCATCGAGAATCAGCAACTGTTCGCTGGTGATGCCCGTAATGGCCTGCAGATCAGAAAGAGCCTGACCATAACGCCTGGCGGTGCTGATGATGGTCGAAAGGGAAAGACCGGTCCCCGCCAGCAGCGCCAGTTGGCCCCCGAGGCGAGTGACAGCATCACCAACTTTCAGATAGGCATGTTCGGTTTTTTTCGCCTCGGCCCGGGCCTGGCGATTAAACCGGCCAGAAGAGTTCTGCGCATCACCATAAGCGCCGATAAGCTGTGACCTAAAATTGGCCGCATTAAGGTGCAGGCCAACGGCCAGGGAAGCAATATCACCCATTACATCAGGACTCGCATAATGGCTGCGCACTGTTCATCAATAGCAGAACGACCGGCAGCAAGGGAGGATTCAACAGGCGCCACAACCTGGCTCCCGGGTTTATGAAAAATACCCTGTTTCAGGAAATAGGCTCGCCAGTGAAAAAGCATATCGGCTGGCAGTGCGGCGATTTTGGAAGGGTCTGGCTCGCCCCAGCGATCTGCCAGCCAGAAGATCATCTCCAGCCAGGGCGAGTCATTCAGTTTTTTTCTGCATCCTCCAGGCGGCCAATGGCATGACGTTTAACAATGCCTACCGCCTCGAGCAGCACCACATTGTCATGGACCGCAAGCAATTCAGCCGCTGTTGGTTTGTCTTCCACGGGAATAAGGGTTCCGTCGGGCTGAACCAGGCTATCGATAATAATCTGGATGCTGATTTCAGAGGCCTTACGTGGATCACCTTCTACCTGTGCCGCAGCCATGGCTTCTTCATGGCCTATCAGCTCTGCTGCCGTCATACGGCGTAACCAGACAGGGGTCCCCAGCAACACGGCTTCACTGACCACCGGCTGCGGCGTCAGTAATGCTGTTTTCAGGGATGTACATTCATTTTTTTTCATGATGCCCTCGCAAACAAAGATGAAAACAACCGGGGTTATTTACCTTTAGCTGGAGCTACGGTTCCCCATTCGATTTTGTTCTGTTTCCCCTGCACAGTTATCTGAATAGCCTCACTGGCCGGGGCGCTGATGTCATTCATCTGCCAGCCAGAAAGCGCCAGTAACATCAATACAGTGCGTTGATTCGGTAACTCAACATAGAACTGCACCGTCTGACGTTGCTCAGCGGCATTGAGAAACTCAGCGAAATGCGGATTTTTTGGCGCGTCGATAAATCCCAGCGATTTCTCCGGCCCGTCCGGTAAGTCAGAGATGGACTGTTTTTGTGTATCGATAAGGGTGGTGCAGTCAACAAAGCCCCCCGTCATCCCCATTGCGCCAAGTGCTTTACAATTTATCAGTGGTTTAAATGTGCTGAACGCGGCCCCCATCAGCCCCCATTTCACTACAGTGCCAGCAGGCAACATTGCATATTCCGGTGAGGATTTATCAGTCATTGTTATTCCATCAGGTTGTCAGGCAGCAGGTGCTACCGGTTAAGAATGCCGTTACGAATTTCCACAGCGAGGATCCGCAAAACGGTCCGGACGTTATAATCCAGCGCCGGGCGAATAAACGGGGCGGGAACCTGTTTAACGGTGCCAAACTCCTGGGCCAGGGCTTTGATCGCATGCTTTTTACTGGGCCCCACCCGGAGAGTAACAACGGTATTTCCCCGGGGCGGTCTGCGGGATGCCCGGATTTTGATGGAGTCCCGCATATGCTCCGCCCCGGAGGTTTGATCAAACCCGGCATGTTGCTTCATGTCCTCTTCAACAGCGGCCAGAGCCGCCTTTCCGGCATCCAGCAAGACCTTACGGCCCACGCTCTCCCCCAGGGCAAGAAGTTGTCTCTCCAGCTCATCCAGCCCGCTAACTTCCATTTTGATCATGGTGCCTCCCGGTAAATAAACGTGAAATCCCGCGCCAGGCGATACCGTGTGTGCCCGTTCACCAGATCGGCTTTATCCTGATAAATTCCGCCCCTGGTGATGTACTGGATCGGCACCCCTTCCAGTACATCGTGTGTCATGCCTCGCCATTCTGACCAGATGGCCTTTTCCTGGGCCAGCAGTCCCGGGTAATCGTCCACCCGATACAGGGTTATCTGAAAGCGCGCTGAAACCAGCCCCGTACGTAACATGCCGGAATACAGTTCCGGATCGGACACACGCTGATAGGTGACACCCTCCAGCTGGTTTTCAGGCAGTAACAGCGGCCAGGCCTCCAGGCCAGTAATACGTTCCAGCGCCGTTTTAATGGCCAGTTCTATCATGTCGGGTATCCCTCTCAGCCTTAATTTCAATCCTGTCCGGACGGGTACGATCCACTGCCACCACGGTAAACAACAGTTCCTGCCAGCGGATCTGCCAGCCAATCCGGATATCGGGTCGAGGCCGGAGGGTAAACAGCCAGGTCTCCACCACCTGTTGCTGGTCAAAGGTTCTGATTTTGCGGTTTGATTTCACTTCGGCCATGGCCCATACCGTGGCGATATCAATCAGTTGATCCGGGATAACCTCGCCCAGCTTTCCGCGAACCGTGCGCGGACATTGCAGAGTGATACGTTTGTTAAGCTCGCCGGCATGCAGCACAGACATCACCGCCTCCTGTTATTTATCAGGCACCGATCCCCACCCGGAAGGGCTCCAGCAACCAGCGAGCCTGCCGGGGGAGCCCTCCGGTATCGGGGCCATCTCCGCGATTAGCGTACAATCCGGCCAGAATCATTAATATTGCGCTGTGAACCGAAGGTGTTATTACCATGCCGTGTTCCCCGGCGATACCGGCCTCCCGGGCGCCTGCCAGTGATAACGGGTCCGGATATAACGGGCGGTTGAGAAACTGAATCGCCGCATCTTCGGCGGCCTGCAGATAGAGCTCTACGATCTGTCTCTCGCCGGGCTCATCCACCCTCAGGTGCTCAAGCGCCGTATTCAGATCAACTATCGTCACGGCTCACCCGCTTTATTCACCGGTACTGACTTCATTTTGTTTTCCGGGCCCCACTCCTCAGGGACGATCAGACCATTTGCAGCCAGTTCGGCCGCCCTCTGCCGGGATACAGAGAATGCATCATCCAGGCCACGGTAATTATCTCCGTCCAGAAAGCGGCGCTGAGCGCGGACAGGGATCAAGTCGTTATTGCCCTCAGCCGGAAGAGGTATGTCTGTATTTGGGGCGGATTTTGGGGATGTTTTCATGGGGCACTCCAGTCAGGTGGTGGGGCCAGGCGGCCCCGGTTGTCAGAATCACTTCACCGCTTTCCCCGATACCGCTCCGGTAACAAAGGCTTCCGGGCGGTAAACGGCCATGGCCAGGCGCTCCTCTGCCCGGATGGTGACCATATTTTTAATAAAGTCATCTTCGTTTTCCGTGGACAGCAGGACCTCAATTTCCATGCGATCGAAAATTTGAGCCGCCATATTAAATGCGCCAGTAAGGAAGGTGTTCTGGGCCATGGCCTGGGTTTCCACCACCGGCAGCCCCCATATACGTGACACACCACCGTTAACCGGTTGCGCGATGATATACCGACCCTCGTTGTCTTTGGTCAGTTCGATACCGGCCCAGTCAATGGGGTTGAGTACAAACCCGGATGCCGGATATTCCGCCAGGACAGCCTGTAACACGGCCAGGCGCAGACGATCGATCGGTGTCGCGCTGGCGACCGGAATCGCCGGGGAAAACTCCTTCGCCTGAGGCAGGATCCCCAGAATATTCGCTCCCGTCCCATCACCGGCCAGTAGCTGTAGCTCCTCTCTGAAGCGCAGGCCATATTGCGCCCGGCCATCGATATAACTTGCCAGGCCAGGTGCGTCATCCAGGATCTGACGCGAGGCTTTAAAGTGGTGGGCAATCGTGCGCACCGGCGCGTTTTTCAGTTCAAATTTAATATCTGACTTTGGCTTTTTAGCCCCTTCCTCTACGGTTGCCGCGTTATTGGTAAAGCCGGTTTCCTGTACAAATTCGATGCCGTTAGATGCTGTTGTCCCGGGGATCAACAGATGGCGAATAGTGAGCGTACGTTCCGGCGGCGCAATAATGCCCGGCATGCGATCAGCTACGACGAGGCTATTTGTGGCACTGCCCCCCGTACCGGTGGTCGCAGGCACGTTCATGATGTCTTTTTGTTCCAGTTTGACGCGAATACTCTTGCGGGCAGAGCTGTCCATCCCCTGGTAGGCTTCGCTTTCCACCACCAGTTGCCCCAGTGTTTTTTGTCCCTGAGGCGCATCCTCAGCCCGGCGGGCGCTTTTCTGCTCAAGCTCTGTCAGACGTTCTTTAAGCTCGCTGAGCGTATTCAGACTGTCATCGGTACGCTGCTTAAGCTCCTGGGTGACTGTTTCGCCGGACTCCATCTTTTTCCTGATATCTTCACCAAAGTTTTTCACCTGATCGATGACCTGGGTGAGTTTGGCGGACACCTCGCTGATATTCTGGGGCTGATCTTCCGCGGATTTTTTCTGGTACATAATGGTCCCTTAACGAATGGTCGGGAGAGTGAACTGGCTAAGTTGCCGCACCATGTCAGCAATTGCCGTTTTGGTTTCGCCGTCGTCGCCCCCGGACTCACTCCGGTAAAGCAGGTTTGACAGCCCACCGCTGGCGATAGCGACGGACTGTGTTTTTGAAAAGCCAGCCTCACGCAGGAACTTTTCGAACTCAGGTAATGACGGGAGATTGCCGTGGGCCAGTACCGACTTGATCACATCAATACGGGCCTCATCATTGGCGGGGAGCGTGACGATAGATATCTCCACCAGATCGAGCTTTGTCAGGGTACGGATGCGGGTTTTCTCGTCGTAATTTGATTCCCGGACGTAATAACCAATAGAGAGACCGGTGATAGCCCGGGTTTTCATGCCCCGCCAGGCGGTCTTCGCCTGATGGGCATCCTCCAGCCACAACACCCCTTCGCCAAATAAACCGTGGCTGTCTTCTTTCAGGCTGCTGATATCCCAGTTACCAATTGGCTCGCCACTCCGGTGTTGCCAGAGCACGGGGAAAGTGCGCTCTTTTGCCCGGGTTTCCTCTATGGACTCAAGAAAAGCGCCCGGCGCAACAACCTCGTTGTAACTGTCCACCACGTTAAAAACCGAACCGTAGCCAGAAAAAAGACCGTCATCGCTGACGGCCTTAATATCGAAATCGAATGCTTTTATCTTCATGGCGGTGTTTTTGCGCTGCATGCCGTAGCCTCCTCTGATGTGATCTCCAGCCACTGGCGCAGTGCGCTTTTGGCTGCATCGCTGTCCCCTGTCTTGCCAAGCTGCTCAAGGGGTAACAGATTGGACTGAACCGTCAGTTGATCCCCGCCCGGATGGGGTGCCATGTTCTCTTTCTGGCGGGCTTCGTTTCGGGTCATAACGCCGTTCTGGGTCATGGTGGAATAGAACGCGGCCCTGGCGGCACTGTCAGCCCGCAGAAGCCCCTCAATGGAGAACTCGGCGAAATAGCGGTTACGTTCCCCCGGAATCAGTAAACTTTTACGGATGGACTGTTCAATGCGGGTAAGCCAGGGACGCAGGGAAAAGGTCAGAAAGCCAATCAGCATTTGCTCCACGCCGCTGCCCCACATCGTCTGCCCCTGGGCGTTATGGCCAATAAGCCCCGGCCAGACGCGGAACCAGCGGCAAATTTCCTCAATATTGAACGCCCGGGTCTGGAGCATCTGGGCATCTTCCGGGTTCATAGTGACGGGCTGAAATTTCATCCCGGCTTCCAGCACCATCATTTTCCCGGTGTGCATCGATCCGGCAAATTGTGCGACCAGCGAGTCGCGAATGTCTTCACGTTGCTCTTTCCTGAGAATTTGCTCCATGGACAGTACCCCGCTGGGGCGCATACCGTTTTTGAATACCCGGGCACTGGTTTCATCGGTGGCCATGGCCATTCCGAGCGTCTGACGGGCATAGCTTATAGGCGATAACCCGATAATACCGTTAGTGCTGAAGGCCCGGATATGCATCAGATCTCTCTCGTGGATCTGGCGGGTACCGTGGCTACCAGGATCCCGGTAGGTATAAACCGGTGTACCGGTACTGCTGCGCTCAACTTTCATCCGCTCCGGACGTAAGGGAGTCAGCGCGGTGATCCTTTTACCGGTGCGGTCAATTTCACCGTAGGCATTTCCCCATAGCAGCAGGCTAGCCATCACCATCTCCCAGAACTCCACCGCAGTCATATCGGCATTGGGCTGGTTATGCAGGAGTTCATACAAAGGGTGCGCAGGAGCCGGTTGTCTGCCATCACGGGTGCGCTCATAAAACCCAACCGGGAGCGTAGCAATGGTTTCAGATAATAGCCGGACACAGGACCAGACAGCCGACAGTTGCAGGGCTTTATCTACAGTGACCTGTTTCCCGGCGGCAGACTCTCCCCCGGCGAAAGCCGACCAGAATTCCCCCTCAGTCAGTGACACGGGGATCCCCAGCCAGCGGCGCAAAGCACTTTTCACCCTACCGGGCTTTTGCTCTTTATTCATGATGTCTCACACGATGATGGGGTTGCTGAAAAAGTCACCAATATCTCCGGAGTCCTCTTCATACCCCTGCGCAGCGCCAATGGCCATGGCGGAGGCCACCAGCCCGTCAATACGTCCGGTGCTCTTCTTCTTGGCAAAAATACGGTTATCTTTCTGATCGGCTTCGGTAACGGCAGAGGCCGCATTCCAGCGCAGGCAGGGGTTGGTTTTGATGATAATACTGGCGTCATCCAGCATGCCTTCGAACAATTCAATGGAATGAGGCATCCACAGGCCGGAGTCCTTCGCCTTGTAATAGCCCTGACCATGGGGAATTAACGGGACCGAAACACCTGCTTCTTCCAGTTCCGGCTCCAGGTATTTGATACGGTACTGATCGAAAGCGACGGCCCGGATATCAAACTGCAGCGTTAAATCCGCCATACGCTCAGCCACAAAGCCATACTTAACGGCTTTTCCTGGCGTAGTGTGAATATATCCATCCCGGGCCCAGGCGTCATAAGGCACCCGGTCCGTTTTTGCTCTGTCCTTCAGGGTGTCTTTTGGTGTCCAGAACTCCACCAGCAACTTACGCTGCTTAGGAAAGAATAAGGCCAGTGAAGTCAGATCCCGGGAGCCGGATAGATCCAGACCGCCGTAGCACTCTTCTCCGGCCAGTTCATCAACCGCAAAATCACTTTCGCAAGCCATCCAGACGGCGCTGCTCATCCAGGGATTATCCGCATCCACCCACTGGCAAAAGTTCAGCCGCCGGACAATACTCTCTTTCGACGGCATCCCCCGGGCCTGGATAACCTGCTCCCGCAGGTAATCGTGGTCGAAGGTATGGCCCAGCGAAGGGTTTGCCTTCTTCCAGCAGGACTCATCTTTTAGCGGATCTTCGCCCTCATCCAGAGAGCAGATAAACGCAAAGAAACTGTCGTCCTCAATGGCACCGGCGGCAACTTTACGGCCATACTCATGATATTCGTAGCAGACACTGGTTTTATCGTGGCCGCTGTTGGTGATCATGAAAATCAGCGCCTGGCGTCGGCCTTTCGTACCGGCACGCATCATCTCCACAACAGTATTGCTTTTGTGCTCGTGAACTTCATCGATCAGGGCACAATGGGGTCGCGGACCAGACTGCCCGTCATCTGAGCTGATGGGCCTGAAAAATGACGCCGCCTGAAGGTACGCCAGATTCCATTCCCTGCCAGCACCACCTGATTTCTGGATCCTGGCCGCCAGTGCCGGTGACTGATCCACCATAGCCACAGCGTCACGAAACAGCACCATGGCCTGATCTTTTTTGGTGGCTGCCGCATAGACTTCTGCCCTGGGCTCTTTATCTGCCGTCAGGCATAACAGGCCTATGCCCGCCGAGAGTGGCGACTTACCCGATCCCTTCCCCGACTCCACATACGCCATACGAAACCGACGAAAACCCTGGGCGTTTTTCCAGCCAAAAAGGGAGCCGACAATAAAAGCCTGCCACGGCAGCAGGATAAACGGCTTCCCCTCAAAGTCGCCACCGTTGAGCTTCAGGACTTTGGCAAAGAAGTCGACTGACCGCCGGGCGGCTTCAGGATCCCAGACCAGCCCCCGGGCGCTGCCAGACTCCAGATCCCGTAAATGGCGACTACAGGCATGGCGAATATCGGGCCCGGCCAGTTCTTTTCCTGAGCTCACATCCCTGGCGTAACCGGTGACAGGATCAGAAGAATTCTGCGAGGGGGTCTTCCTGGTCTTTTTCACCATGAGTTTTGACCTTTGTTCGGGCTGCGGGAGTCAGGCCAAACTCCACCAGGTAGCTTTTAAAGCGCCGGTCAGCATCCGCAAGCATGGCCACCGCCGGATGCGCTTTAATCAAAAATCCGCCCTCGGTCTGAACCGTATACGTCCGGCCTTCTACGGCAATGGTGTTACGCAGTTGCAGAATGTCGGCGTAAATATCACATAACCGCTCAAGTGCCAGCGCATCAGCAACCGTCATAATCTGCATGTCATCAAGCAGTACCGACAGCTTCCCCCAGGCCAGCATTCCCCAGTCAGTGAGGTGCTCCGGTGGGCTGGGGATCTGGCGGGCTGGACGGGGCTCTTTATCGTTGAGTTTTCGTTTACCGGGGTTGCCGGCAACCACTTTTAGCTGGGTCGGTTTCTGCCGCCTCCCGGCCATGAAAACCTCCCGGAAAAAAACTTTTCATTTCGCGGTTGTGCACAAAAAGGAGGGGGCGTGGTCATTCTGGCCTGGGGGGCCTGAGTTTTAACCCACCCCTCCCCCTGGCAATGATCACAGATCAGGTCTGGTGAACCAGTGGGACGAGGGATCCAGAGGCATGCCATTTTCATCACAGCCGATAATTACCCCGCGTTTTTCCATACGCTGTTTGGTGGAGCCGTGGTGTGGTGCACAAAGTCCCTGCCAGTTGCCCCGATCCCAGAACAGCTTTTGTGCCCGGGCGATAGCCCGGGGATCACCGGCGCGTAAGGCATCTTTCAGTTTGTGGGGAATAATATGATCCACTACCGTGGCGGCAGTGGTCTGCCCCTGCTGCTGGCACATCACGCATAGTGGATGAGCCCGCAGAAATAGCCGCCGGGCTTTATCCCATTTACTGCCATAGATCCGCGGGTTGCCGGTCATTCTGCAGGCCGGGTTACGCCACCATCAGCATTCAGTACAGCCTCCGGCATCCGCATAACCAGCGGTTCATTATCCAGCACTTTCATGCCGTACTGGCCAATCCAGGTTGAGGTCTGGCTAATGTTACTGGCAATAAACTCCATCACTTCACCCATCAGGGTTTTGATGGCCGTTTCCGGGTTATCACGCCAGTAGCACTCAATAGCCACCAGCAGCGGGTCTGATCCGCTGGCAATACTCTGCGCACCTACGCTGTAGTGCTTTTTACGGGACGCATCCGTAATGCACTGCAACTGGCTTTGCTGGACGGTTTCCCCTTCCGGACCACATACCTGGGCGGTGATAGTGGCCACCCGGTAACCGGTGTCCTCCTGGATACCGGAGGCATAGAACAGGGCCAGGGTAAGATCATTACGTAAATACATGGGTTAGAGTCTCCAGTTGCGCTGACCACGTTTTCGGCGGCCCTGAGGGTGCGGTGTGTCAGATTCAGTAGGGGTAGATTGAGGATCTTCGGAATGTTCAGACCGGGTATCCTGCGGCCCGGTGACCTCCTCGGCAATTGTCGTGGTTAATACCGGGCGACTGCCCTGTACATGGGTAAAGCTCAGTGCCTGAATGGCCTTGTCGATCAGCGACTGGCCGTCGATCTCCAGGGCGACAAGTGCCCCATCGATGTACTCGATTTTGAAACCCTTCATGGAGGCTCCGGTGGAAAGCGGGAGAAATGTCGTAAGCTGCGGGGGATAAAACCGTTGAATCGGATCGTTACAATTAAGCCCCACATCTGTGGTGGGCTGCACAAAGACGGGGAGTATTAGTGGCGACACTGCGACCTGACATATTCTTGCAGGTACTTCACTTTTTGCTGATCGCTGATAATCCCGGCTCTGATACGGAGAATGTTTCGTCCAGCAAGCTCAGAGAGTTCGATACTGGCATCATCGCCCACGCCGCCGGTGCTGGTGGTGGGGGCTGACGCGGGTGCGGTACAGGTCCCCTGGATCCGCACCCGGCCACCAGCATCAAGCCTGCGCTGCAGAACATTATTTTTAGCCTTTGCATCTGCTAACTCCCTGGTATATCTGGCATCAAGAGATTCAATATCCCGTTGCCTGGCCTGCATTTCCGTAATCATGCCCGAGGCCTTTTTCAGCGCCAGAGCAGACTCGTCACGTTGTGCCTTATAGCTAATGGCATTACTGCGATAATAATGCGCCATCGCAGCCAGCAAACTGCATATCCCCAACAACGCGGCCACTAACACCGGATGATGTAATAATCTCATGATCCCTCTCACCCGGTCAGAGCCGACAGCGCAAGCCCGAATTTACGACGCCGGGCACTCAGACCATTGGCTCCGCCGTTAATAATGCGCGTTACCCGGGAGAGATTACCGGTATACCGCAGACACCCTTTGGCAGAGTAAAACCAGGCTGCGGAACGGGCCGCATAACTGTCCTGCTCCAGAAGCTCCGGATTAGCGACCAGGTCAATCTTCAGCGCAATACCGCAATCCAGATAATTTGTCCGTCCGGTTATCTGTTTCAGCCCTCTCCCGCGGTATTTCCAGCCATCGCCCGGCGCCCGGTTCCCGAGATTTTCTTTCCCCCACTCGCCGCCATAAACCAGATTAGCTATCGCTTTCTGATTTGCCTGCTGACCGGCGGTGCGCCCCAGGGCAAGTGCCTGTTGCTCTGTAATACGGTGTCTGCCAAATACCGGCACTAACCTGTCGGCTGCATAATTAAGGCTTTCCACCAGCCTCTTAAAGCCACCTGATTCATGCCCGATCTGGGCAATAAACATCGCCACATCAGCAGGCGATGAAATACCAAACTCTTTTAATGCGGCCGAGACATGCGGATACCAGCGCGCAGCCAGCCCGGCGCTGATACCTGCCGCCCGTTGAAACTGTTGTTGATTCATAAGTTATGCCTTTGGATTACCGCCGAAACGGGTATTCAGAAACCGTAAAGCCAGCTTGCGGGATTGCTCAACGCCGACGAAGCCAATGCTGCCGCCGATAGCAATCGAGAGGGATTTGTACCATTCGTAATATTCAAGGACGGAGGCGACTGTCAGGGTCAGTGCGCCACACAGTAGCCCTTCCAGCAGGATCATCTTCCAGCCACCGCCCATATAGGCAATGCGTAAGCCAGCCATAACGACCGCCAGCAGCACCGCACCAACGGGGGTTTCACCTCGCCACCAGCTCTGGAGTAACTCCAGAAACTCGGGCCAGGAATGGGGATTATTGTGCATTTTCATGGTCTCTCACCTCGCTACATGCGGGTGCTGATAACGTACCGGGATATGAACGAATGATGTGCCGTGTTGCGGAGGGTGAACGATTTAACAACAGCATTCAGAATAGTATTCATACCATATGATGGCTTGCAGTTGGTGTGTATGGTGTGTATAAACTAACTATCGGATAGAGACCAGGAGGGAGCCTGAAGAGCTCGGAACTGATATCACTACTGGAGAAAAATGGCTGGGTCCTGGAGCGCATCAAAGGCAGCCATCACCAGTTCTCCCATCCCGATTTTGCTATTGTCATTACTGTTCCGCATCCCAGAAAAGACGTGAAGCCAGGAACGCTCCGTCAGATCCTGAAGAATGCGAAGCTAAAATGATCAGAAAGATGCACCGGCATTATTCACACAGGAGCAGATATGTTATATCCCGCATTCGTTGAGGTTGATAAAGACGGTACCGCCAGTGGCTGGTTTCCTGACGTCCCGGGATGCCTGTTCGCCGGTGACAATATGGAAGCCGCGTTTGCCGATGCCCGCAGCGCCATAGATGCACACTTTGAGTTGCTGAGTGAAAAGGATCTGCCCATTCCCGGGGCTCACCCTATGGAAGAGCATGTTGTGAATGATCCGGGCACTTATACCGGTGGCCGCTGGTTATACGTTGACGTCAACATGGATAAGTTCGATGGCCGCGCTGAACGCATCAACATAACCCTTCCCCATCGTCTTCTTGAACGCATTGATTCAACGGTTAAGCACAAACCAGAGTACGGCAGCCGCAGCGCCTTTCTTGCCGTTGCCGCAAGGAATGAACTCCACAAATCGGATTGAGTGCCCCGGCAGAGGCAGGCCCTGATTTTGCCCAACATAAGTCACCAGGGCATGAAGTCTGCGATGCACATAAAAAGGAATCCAGCATGAGCAACTATTCAGATTTATATCAGATGATAAAACTCAGGGTTTGCCAGAATAATGACATCCCGGTCTCTTCCCTGATGGACAGGCATAGTTACCGGATAAATCAGGTGTGGTACCGGATTGGACAGATATTTACTCTCGAGTGCGTACTTGATGAATACCGAAAACTTCATGCATCCGAGTATTACCCACTGGAGAATGAGGCGGCTTTACATCATATGATTTTCCATATGACAAAGTGGAAGCTGGAGTACATCCGTGAACTTACGCTGAATGACAGCCTCTTTATTATTTCAGAACGACTAAAATCTGAGCATATGCCCGCTGAGGCCGTGGCGTTTCTCGAAAAGGTAAACTGCACAGCTCATCACTATCCGATTGATGAGTTCCCTGCTAAGGACTGGGCTCCCAGGGAAAATTCAGTTTACCTTCGCCCTCACAGTTAGCCATTACGGTAATCTCAGCTAAAATACACTGCAGCCGCTCTTCAAGAGCGGCTTTTTCTTTCAGCAGGCTGTTATAACGTGATAGATGTATTTTTTGCTGTCCCAGCCAGTTTTCAAGCTGGGTAGATGACATGCCGGGATTATAGAAGTAAGGCTGTGGCTTATTGACCATTATCTTATCTCCTTACCAGTAGATCCGCTGATGTTCTCACCAGAGATACTAAGGCATCAAAAAAGTTACTTACTATTAGAATGGAGCAGAGACAAAGCCCTGCCAGCACCATCAACATAATTTTTTGCCACACTTTCGCAGTGGCCCGGTAATCCCGCCGGAAAAACGGCCTCATTTTCAGGCTGTCTTATGCGCTAGTGGGCCGCCAGCCCAGACTCAGTGATGCTTTACGCCACCTTTCCCTCACTACGTCGCCGTGGGAATCCGACCTGTATCACCGTCGTCGTGCTGCCGAAATTGATTCAGCATTTCAGTACCGCATGGATTTTACTGTTTCATCGTGATCTCCTTTATCTCATCCACCGTTTGATTAAAACGCGCTGTCTCCATCTCGATGCCAATACCACGACGACCCGCAGCAATAGCCATCTTCATCGTCGAACCCGATCCCATAAAGAAATCCGCCACCACATCTCCGGGCTTACTGCTGGCATTAATCATTTCCCACAACATATCAGCAGGCTTTTCGCAGGGGTGTTTTCCGGGGTAGAACTGGACCGGCTT